GCAACGCTGGTGAGTTTGCGCTTGCGTCAGATGATCTCAGCGCGCAAGACAACATCATTACTATCAACCTGACCGACCTCAATGGCACAACCATTGGTCTGTCTGATGTTGAGGTTGGTGATTACATCGAGATTGTTGACATTGATGAGCCTGCCAACTATGTGCTGTTCACATGTACCAAAGCACCAGAGGGTACAGGCATCAGCAACATTGAGGTTGCGCTGAAGAACAAGGGCAACAACTTCCTTATCGGTAACACCTGCGAGATCAGATTCTTCTCGATCAATCAGGAGAACATCGATCTATCGGAGCTTGATGACCGCTACTTGTCTTTAACGGGCGGGAAGCTGACTGGAGATCTTGATGTTAAGGGTGTTCTCCAAGTCGAGGGACAAGATGCGTTCTACATCAGAAACCATACCTACGTCTCGCAGGTACGTCCAAACGAGATTATCAATGGTGCCATCCTGGCCAACGTCATGTATGACCCGGAGAACGGGTATCTAAAAGGACTTGCCACTGAGAAATACGTTGACGACAAGGTTGCATCTGGTGGCAGCTCTAGCAGACTGCTTGAGTTCGCCCAAGACACACCAAGAGATCGGCTCGTGCCTGGCCAATTCACACTAATGTCGGGCAACACCTACGTCAATAAATGGAGCGCAGTTGACGCAATCATCTTCCCCGCAACTGACGCCAATGGCAACCGCTATGTCAAAGGCACAAGTCAGCCGGAGCTTATTGAGTCATTCTTGGGTTCTGCAATGACCGTCCTCGATGAAGCCGGAGAAGAGACAATCCTGCGAGTAGTCGCTACTGGCACAGCCGGAGGATTTGTGAACGTGCAATATCTACGAAGCGAGGATATGTGGTACATCTTGTGGGCTTCATATAAGTCCTCTCAGCTGATGGTCGACGGCGACCCATATGTAACTAACGGCAGTAAGTACAAGTTTAATATCCCTGACCTGTTCATGTAATGAAAGGACGGCTGATCGCGTTACTGGGCCTCATGATGCTGTCCCAGCTCGCCTTGATCAGCCTGGGCGTTGTGGAGTGCGTCATCTTCGCCAAGAACCATCCCGCCATGACGCGGCCTCAGTGCCAGAAGATTGACGTCACACTCCAGGAAGCGGTGAACCAATACATCGCGCTGATCCTGGCGCTGATGGTCCCACTGAGAAGCGACGCTCCCTGACCTGAGTAGCTCTCACCTAGCTAAGTTCCTATACTCGTCGCAGACACCTCTTATTGGATGCCTGAGGATCTTGCGACCGCCGAGTCTGTGACCGGCATCGATGCGTCCGTGGCCGTCGACCCCGCAACTCTCAACAAGCCTGTCTACCCAGATGCCGCCGCTACCAATGGCAGCGACGAGCTCATGAAGCACAAGCTCTCTCTGGCGAATTCACACGCCAAGAAAGCGAAGCAGGAGGCAGAGGAGTACCGGAAGCAACTCGACTCGCTTAAGGCTGAGTTGGGAATGCTGAAGGAGGCCCAGCAATCAGCTGTCCGTGAAAACCTGGAAGGCCAGGGGGCTTTCAAAGAGCTGTATGAGCAGGAGAAATCCCGCGCAAAGCAGCTCGAAACCAGACTGCTCAATGAGACCGCCGAGCTGAAAACGCAACTGGAGTCGGTGACCCAGAACGCAAAGCAAGAGCGGCTCAAGGCTCAAGCGATGGGGCACATCAGCCGCGCATCCGCAGTTAATCCTCAGCAGCTCTACATGCTGCTGCAGTCGCAGCTTCGTACCGACGAGGAAGGAAACCCGGTTGTTTTGAATTCGGGCGTCGAACAGCCATTGGGTGACTACCTCGCGAACTTGAAAGCGTCGCAGGAATGGCAGCACCACTTCGCTGCCAGCGGAAGCAAAGGCATGGGCGCCACCTCTGGAGCCACGTCAGTCGCACCAGGAATGTCTAACCCCTACCGAACAGGGAATCTCACGGAACGCATGGCACTCGAGGCCAAAAACCCCGAGCTCGCCAAGCAGCTAAAGGCTGAAGCAAGCAGAGGTGCATAACCACCTATACCCACGGAGTAAATCGTGGCTGCACCATTTCAGAATTACGGCGACGGAACGTTCCTCGGGGACCTAGTTGTTCGTCCCGAGTTTCTTCAATACATCCAGGAAGAGGTCTACCACCGTTGCAAGTGGATCCAGTCCGGCGTCGTTAGCCGGAACTCCGCTCTGGACTGCCGCGCAGGCGGCACCCGTGTGCGAGTGCCCTTCTTCCAGGTGATTCCTGAGATCGAAGAGCAGATCGAGTCCAACAACACCTGGGGCGACAGCGGCCAGGGCTTCCTGACTCCCCGCGGAATCACCGGGGACGAGCAGGTGATGACCATCCTCCACCGCGGTGGCGCATGGGCGGCTGATGACCTCAGCCGGCTCGGCACTGGGGCTGACCCCATGGCTGCCATTGCGTCTTACATGACGAAGACGCTGCTGAAGCTGCGCACCCGCACCCTGCTGTCTCAGCTCGGCGGCATCCTCGACGGTGCCCTGGCTGCAAACGACATCGACGTGTCGACCGCAGCTGCTGGCGCAGTTGAGGCCAACTTCCTGAGCGCTGCTTCCGTGATTCGCGGTCGCAACGCCCTGGGCGAGCGCGGTGAAGACCTCTCGGTCATCGCCATGCACTCCGACGTCTACAGCTACCTGCTGCAGGTCGGCGCTCTCACCTTCTCTACCGCAGCTCTCGCCACTGGCGGTGAGATCACCTGGGGTGGCGGCGGTGTGGGTCTCCGTGCCCCCAACGAAGTTTCCTGGTTTATGGGGCTTCGCGTGATTGTGGATGACCTTCTGGCTCCCACCGTCAACGCCGGTGGCGCTGACCAGTACCCCGTCTATCTGATGGGCGAAGCCTCAGTGAACGAAGGCGTTCAGCAGGAGTTCCGCACTGAGTACGACCGGAACATCCTCAGCAAGCAAAACGTCATGAGCTGGGACCACCACTACGGTTTCCACCTCTATGGCACCTCCTGGGTCGGCGCCGGGGACAACCCCACCAACGCCGAACTGGCAACCGACACCAACTGGAACCTCGTCTACGGCGCTGCCGGCACCGGCAACGCTGGATTCGGCGCACAGTTGGTGCCCTGTGTCCGCCTGACTGTGAACACCCCGTTCGCAGCCAACGTCTAATTTCCACCTAGCCTGAAAAGGCAGTGGAATGGGAACCGGGGGGCTTAGGCCCCCCTCTTTTTATCTAAGTAGAGTGGATTAGCTGCCTGGCTGCCGATGTGCGGCTTGTTTCGCATCTACATCGACCCGGACGGGGACTATTCATGCGACGGGGTCCCGTCGACTTGCCCGCCAGTCGTCGAATGTGATGAGAGGCATGTCGACACCATCTGCAGAACACTCCAGCGACAGGGATTTGAAACGTTGGTAATCCCCCTCTGATGGCAACTCTCGACGCGACACTCGCAGGCGAAGACAGCAATTCGTATTGCACTGCTGCCTACGCGGACGCCTACGCCGAGAACCAGAGCTGGGCTGCCGACTGGGCTGCGCTGACCGACGATCAAAAAGCTGTCGCCCTGATCGGCGCTACCCAGTGGCTCGAAACACTCAGCTGGGCCGGCAGCCGCTGCGAAGACAACCAGCGACTGGCATGGCCGCGCAGTGACGCCAGCTGCGACGGAATCACCGCAGCCTGCACCGCGATCCCCCGGCGCATCCAAGACGCCGAGGTTGAGCTGGCTTGGCAATTCCACCAGAACCCGAACGCGATCAACGGCGGCGGGGGCGCAGCCCAGGGCACCTACGTCAAACGTCAGAAACTCGGTTCCCTGGAGATCGAATACGACCAATACAGCGGGACCTCATTGACTGGCTGCGACAACTGCAATGACCCCGCGGTGATCACGGCATTCCCGTGGATCAAGGGAGTGATCGGGGCTTGCTGGTTCTCTGGCCTTAGCGGCGGAGTCGGCCTGATGCTGAGGGTCCGCTCATGAGCAAGCCGGACGACATCTTTGGCCCGTTGGCGGGCCCCATGGTCCAGGAGTGGGGAAGCCCCTGCACCTATATCCGTGTCGCCGACCCCGGCACCTACGACCCTGACACCGGCACGATCACCACGACCGAAACCAGCTTCGACGTGGTGGCCGTGATGCTTGAGCTCGAGCCCCAGGAATACGAAGGCGTTTTTCAGAACACCGACTTCAAGCTGATCATCGACCCGGGTCAGATCGACGACGGCTACGTCACCACCGCCGATCGCTTCGTCGTCCCCTTCCCTGCAGGCGACGTCACCTGCAAGGTGATCGACGTCGTCACCTACCGCGGCGAGAACCCGATCTCTTTTGAGTGCGTTGTGAGGCCGCAGTGAAGAAACTTACGCAGCTGGTCCCGGATGTTCGCGAGGCGCTGCAGACCGCGCTTGAGGAAACGGTGGTCCAGGTCCACAGGGACTTGGTGGATGTCGGCCCTTGGTGGAGCGGCCAGTTTGCAACCAGCTGGGAAGTGCAGCCCGGCAAAAAGGCCATTCCCGCCAACATCGATCTGGTCAGCTCCGACAGAACGCCGGAGGACAAAGCCTCGGCGCAGATCGACGTCCCGGATTCTCCGAACCTTGGCGGCTACACCCTGGGCAATCGTTCTCGCTATCGGCTGTATGCGATGGACGTCCTCGGAGACCCCAATGGCCGAGGCCGTCAGCAGGGCACCGCTCCCAACAAGACGGCGGAACGATTCTGGTACGACACCTATCGGAACTCGCAGCTCGCCAACACCGTTGAGCGGACCCTGGTGAACGTCTTCAGGAGGTACAAATGAGCTTCCAGGCAGTCCGCGCCGTCTTTGAGCGCCCGGTGATCGACGCCTTGGCGAACCTGACGACTCCGGTTCAGTGCTTCGTCGACAACCAGGCATTCACCATCCCCGATGCCGGCGGCGAGTACGCAACGGTGAACCTGCAGTGGGGCGCGACCACCACCCGCGTACTGCGCGGCAACTTCGAGAACTTGCGGGGATCCCTGGTTGTCGAGTGCTTCTGCTCGAAGAACGCCGGCCCCGCCAGAGCGCAGGAAATGATCACCCCCGTGATGACCGCGCTCAACGATTTGAACAGCTGCGTCTGCGACCCCGCTACCGGCGCGGTGGGATGGGTCAGAGACATGACGGGGCCGAACTTCTTTGCCCTGGATGATGCGCCCTTCTACAAAGTGCGCCTGAGTGTGGCTATCTCAGCTCGGTTTGATTCCTAGACTTAGCCGAGTTGGGTCAGTGACCCGCTGACGCCCGAAAGACGCCCGAAACGTCCTTCGACCTAAGAACCATGCCTATCGCATGTGGAAATACCGTTCTGACGGGGAGCTCTGGCTCCGTCGCTTTTAAGCCCGCAGCAACGGACGTTTGCCTCCGTGACTTCACCGACTTCCCGGCAGGCACTGACATCACCGTTCCCGCTGGCCACGGCTTTGTCCGCGGCGACGTCGTGCAGTTTCACACTGTCGACGGCGGCGTCCTGGACACTGCTCTGACTGCTGCCACTGACGTCTTCATCGTCGGCACCGGTGATACCACCGTCCAGGTGGCAACCACCGCTGGCGGTACTCCCATCACCCTCAACGGCGATGGCGGCACGGGCACTGCGGACACCGCGCTCCCGGCCCACATCAACCTGGCACTCAGTGAATTCACCACTGTCTGCCATGTGGAGTCGTTTGAGCTGAGCCTGGACCGAGATCAGATCGAAACTACAAGTCTCGGCTGTGGTTGCGCCACTGGTGACACCGCAGGTCTGGCCCA